AAGTCCCTGAGCTTGGTGACCTTCAGCGCAGCCTGTGCCACATGGTCCTCCTTGAGTGGGTGCCCGAGCGGAGAATAGCGCCATATCGCACTTGCTTGCTACCCCGGGTACAACCTGACAGGGGACACCCTACAGCACCCGGGGGGTGGGTGCCCGGGGCGCGTTAGCCGCCCGCGTTAGTGGAAACTGTACCGCCTTGAGCCGTAAGGGTTTTTAGGCTTCAGCCTTTGCACGGCACGTACCATGTAGCATTTGCTTGCGACCTATGATATTATGAGCTTTCTCGTGACGGGTCATTAGGTTGCGGGTGGTTGAGGACTCATTCTGATAATGCCTGAACCGTGGTGGTTCAGGGTGCCGGTGTGAGTCGCGTTAGTCAAACATGGAGATGAGAATGGAACAAGCCAGCAGCAAAGGCATCACCCCGTACCAGACGAAGAAGGGCCCGCGCTTCCTCGCGCAGGTGCGCGTCAAGGGCCACAAGCCCGAGTCGCAGTCGTTTGGCTCCCGCCCTGAGGCGCTCGCGTGGAAAAAGAAGCGCGAGGTCGAACTGAGCGGCCAAGCCCCGGAGCGCGAGTGCGGCGTCCCGCAGTCCCTGCTCATGGGCGACACGCACGACGCCAACGGCAACGTGATCGAGAAGGGCCTCTTCACGATGTACACCGAGATGCACCCGAACCTGCCCTCGTATCAGGTGCTGCAGTTCAACCGCCTGAAGGCCCACTCGGTCCTGAAGGGCGTACGCGTCGCCGACATGTGCTTCAGCGTGATCCTCGCCTACTGCAAGGCGCGCAAGGCCGAAGGTGTGTCGCCCTCGACCACGCAGACCGAGGTCGCTCGCATCTCAGTCTCGATCAGGGGAGTCGCTGACGATCAGGCGTGGGACGAGAACTACATCCACCCGTTGACCGGCGCGCGCGCTCGGCTCAAGAAGTTGAAGCTCATCGCCGAGAGCAACGAGCGCACTCGCCGTCCGACCGGGCCCGAGATGGACGCGCTCGCTGCCTACTTCGCCGAGAAGGGCGGCGACATCCCGATGGCCGACATCGCCGAGTTCGCTGCTCTCAACGCGTTCAGGCGCGGCGAGCTTGTTGCCCTGCGCTGGTCCGACCTCGACGTCGAGGGCTCGCAAATCGCGTGCGCTCGCAAGGACTCGTCGGCTCTTGAGAACGGCAAGCGCGGCACGCTGGTGCCGCTGCGCGCGAAGGCACTGCAGATCGTGCTGCGTCAGCCGCGCGTCGAGGGTGAAGACCGCATCTTCCCCTTCAACGGCGACACGGTCGGCGGGCTCTTCGCTGACGCCTGCAAGGCGCTCAACAAGCTGCACGGCGGGAAGTTCTGCCTCGACCTGCACTTCCACGACCTGCGCCACGAGGCGATCAGCGTGGCCTCGCAGATTCAGGGGCTGACCACGGCGCAACTGAAGACCTTCAGCGGCCACAAGAACGAGCGCCACCTCTCGCGCTACATCAAGCACACCCGGGAGGACATCGCGAACACCGCGCGTCTCATGCAGTAACGCGGGCGAGCTTCAACAGGGGCCACTTCGGTGGCCCTTTTCATTTGATCTTGTCGTAGCCCTCGACCGTCCGCACCTCGACGTCGGTGTAGTCCGCGTCAGCGAGCCGCGCGAACTCATCCGCCGCAGGCTTCGAGTGGTACACACGCGACAGTTGCACGAGCTTGCCGTCCTTGTCGCGCCCGACAACCTTCCAACCCTTGGTGATCCGCTCACCCTTCATCGCTGGCCCAGCCAGAGCGCGATCGCCGCGACCAGTTCACCGCACAGGAACCCGGCAGCGAAGACCTTGAGCGCGTTCGCCTTGCCCCAGTCGCGCGCGCACATCAGTCGACGGTACGCGTCCATCGGCACAACGTGCGGGCCGAGCCACGTCATAGTCCGAGTCGCCGCCTCAATTCGGCGTTCTCTGCCGCGAGCGCATCGACCTTCTCGATGGCGTTCTTCATCGACTGCGCGAACGTGGTGTCGTTCAAGTTCATCGCACCCACCAGCGTCACCAAGCGCCCGAGACGCTTGTCGACACGGGCAAGCGTGGTTCTCAGCGTCTCAGTCGGCTTTCGTTTCATCGGCCTTCTTCTTCTCGCGCTCGACGTACGCGTCCCACAACTCCTGCAGCTTGGCCGCGTGGCTCACGCCGTGGAGCGCGCCGCCGCACACGCACGTACACTTCGGGTGCTTCGCGTTCTCGCAGGCTTTCGCGTTGCGCGAGAACAGGGCGTAGTTCAGCATGGCTTCCTTCCTTCGTCGTCCTTCTTTTCGAGATACTCAGCGACCGCCTCGTAGCTCGCCCAGCGGCGCTTGCCTTCCCGGTAGGTGCGAATCGGGAACTCCCCGCTCGACATCAGGTTCTGGATGTGCCCGGGGCTCAGGCCGAGCACCTCACCGAGTTGCTCGACGGTGAGGCGGAACCCGTACTTGTCGAGCAGCGCGGCGCGCGTCAGCAGCGTCATCGCGCCTGTTCCAACGCCGCAGAGAGCAGCATCATCCCGGCGTGCTTCAGGCAAACCCGCTTGCCGTTGATGTCCACCTTCGCGAGAAAACCGCAACGGTCCCCAAGATCGCTGAACAGTCCGCGCGCCTGCTGCGCGCACGCATCGGTCACCCGCGACTCGCACGGCACCGCCTTCTTCGCTTCCTCGTTGTAGCGAATCGACGCCTCACCGTACGCAAGCAACTTGACCTTGAGCTTCTTCACGTCTTGAGTCTCCTGCGCGCTGCGTCGATGTGCTGCTGCGCGAGTTGCACCTCGGCCTCGTCGGTGATTTGCTGTGCAATCTGCGAGGCCCGCTCGATGTCCCCGAGGGTCTGCGCCGCCCGGGCGAAGTTGATCGCGTCAAGGAACGCGGGGCTCGGGTCGGGCTGGGTGGCCGGGGCGGGTTGGGGCTGGGGGTCAGCCGGGGCCGGTGCCGGGGTGCTTGCAGGGGGTGCAGGCGGGGGCTTGCCGCTCTGCAGACGCCGCTTGACCGCTTCCCGGGCCGAGGGTGCCGCCGAGGGGGCGATCGGGGCTCCTGAGCCCTCCTGAGCGGTCTGCGCCCCTGTTTGAGCGTCCCCGAGGTCGAACCAGTCGCTGGGCTGGGACATGTTGTCCCGCAGGCTGGTGAAGATTTTCCCCAGTTGCACCATGATGCCCGGGGTGATGGCGTCGATGCGCCGTTGGATGCGCTTCTCGATCGCCACCTTGGTCACGCCGAACTCGCCGAACTGGTCGACCAGATTCTTGAGCCGCTCCGGGGTGATCGCGACCTTGGTCACGAGGGTGAGTTCGCACTGCTTGACCGCCGCCTCGACGACGTCGCCCGGGATCACGCGCAGGATGCAGGCGCGCAGCCGTCGGCTCGCGGCGTTGGCGACGTGCTCGTAGATGTCGCGCGGGTCGTGCAGGGTCTGCCGCGAGCCCCGGGCCATGCGCTCGTGGATGACGTCGAAGACCACCTGCGCGCGGGTGCCGGTCTGCAAGTCCCACGCGAAGGTCTGCACCTTGGTCGCGCCCGGGCGCTCTTCGAGCACGCGCCAGCCGAAGTCGAGGTGCCCCCAGTACTGCGCGAGACACTCGGCCAGCCGCACCGATGGGCCCCGGATGTCGGTGCCGCCGCGCGCGTACTCGTAGAGCGCGCTCTCGGCGAGCGAGGGCCGGGTGCAGGCCTGCAGGATGCGGTCCATGACCTCGACCTCGACGCGCGGGAAGTGGCGCGCGTTCACCATCGCGGCCTGCACCTCCGCGACCTCGCGGGCGCTTGCGATGCCCGCCATGACGTTGCTCTCGACGGGTCGCGCGACGACCGGGGCGCGCGCGAACGGGTTCTCGACTTCTGGTGCCAGCATCTCGTTGGTCATGCAATCTCCTTGAGTTTGGTGAACCGCGAGTCGACGTAGGTCTTCGCATCGACGCTGTATGCCTTGCGCTCGATCTGCTTGCGCTGTAGCTGCACGCCCGCGTCGGGGAAGACCAGCTTCGCGGCCTCGCCCATCGAGTCGAGCAGTTGAGCCTTCGCGCGCTCGACCTTCACCGCGTAGGACTTCATGAACTCGTCGGCGTTGCGGTAGGCGGCGAGCGACTGGTAGTCGTCGTCGGTCGCGGTGACCGTGCGGCCATCGGTGCCCGGGTAGAGCTTTCGCACGAGGTCGTAGACGTTGGGCCGATCGAAGTCAGGCGACGGCGGCTCGCCGCGCTCGACCATCGACCAGAACTCGACCTCGCCTTCGAGGATCATGTTCTGCAGTTCGCGATCGGCGGGCACCTCGAAGATGCGGAAGTCGTTGCCACCGATCAGCACCGCGATGTCGGCGACGAGCAGGCCGGTGACCGCGAGGTAGTGCTGCACCTGCAGCAGGTAGTGGTGCGGCACATCGTCGCTGCCGCTCTTGCCCCAGTCCTGATCGGTGCGCGAGGTCTTCGCCTCGAAGACGCGCTTGTCCTCGGTGATGCCGTCGACGTGCGCGATCACGAACGGGAGCGTGGGATGTCGCAGCGTGCCCTCGGGCAAGAGCACGTTGCGGTGCGTGACGTTCGCGTACTCCTGCCGGATTACCGGCTCAAGCAGATTGCCCCAGCGGAACGCGCTCACCTGCGGGGCCGACAGGTCGCGCCGCTCGCGCTTCTCCAAGAACAATTCCAGCGCGCTCTTGTAGGGCGAGAGCCCGAGGGCGGCTGCTGCGTCTGATCCGCCGAGGCCGGTGTGGCGCTCGGCAAGTTGCTGCTCTGTCAGGCTCATGAACGTCTCCGGTGAGTGGTCGAAGACGCTGCACCTCTCCCGATCGCGGGGTGCCGCGCGTTTGCAAGCAAGTGGCTAAAGCTACGCCTAGCACGGGATACACGTCAAGTCGTTCTGGAAGTCCTTGAAAAAAAAGAGCCGCACGGTGGCGGCTCCGAAGTGGAACGAACGACTGCGCGGCTTAGAAGCTCACCGCGATCCCTGCCGACAGGTAGTCCAGCTTGGAACTGCCGATGGTGGTGTCGTCGCCGATCTTGCTGAAGTGATCGTACTCGGCGCGGATGCCGACTTGCGGCGTGACCTTGAACTCGATCCCCACGCCGATCATCGGTGTCGTATTGGAACTCGACTGACTGACTTGCGCGAACCCGGCGGCGGAAACAGTCGCCGTCGCGTCGACGTTGAAGCTCCAGAAGCCGAGCTTGCCGTAGAGGTCGACCTTCTCCGCGACCGGCAGGTACCCGACTACGTTCACGCCGACACCACTACCGGAGAACTTCGCGGTCGCGGTGCCCTGAGTGAACGTCGCCTTGTAGTTGAAGTCGGATGCGCCAAAGTAGGCGATCTCGACCGACGCCTGCGGCACGAACTTGTAGCCCGCGCCGATCATAAAGGCGCTCGCCGAGTCGGTCACCGTGGAGCTTAGGTTGGTTGCGCCCGCACTCCTCAACGCCGCATCGTTGCCAGCCTGATCGACGTCGACCTTCGCCGACCCTATCTGGCCGAACAGGTAGAACGGATGCGCCTCTTGCGCGATTGCGCCTTGCGTACATAACAGCACGAACAAAAATGCAAACAGCTTCTTCATGATGCCTCCCAGTTGTGTTGCGTTGAAAAAAAAGTAGTGCCTGAAACGCCACCGCGCGCTTTGCGCGGCAGCAGTGAAAACTGTTCAGAACGTCCCGGCGTGCGCGTTGAGAAACCGGACGAGGCCCGCCTTGTCGGTCGGCACGTCGATGCGCAGGGGCTCGCCGCATGGCGAGAAGTCAGCGGGCTCGTTCGCCGCCGCCTCTCGCATCATGGCGCGAACTTCGCGCTTGGAGCCCGCCCATATTTGCACGACGCCCGAGCCCGAGTCGTTGTCGAGGTAACTCCATTGCCAGATTTTCATGACTCCTCCTCGTGGCGCTCGGCGCTTTCCTTGAAGACGTCGAAGACCACCGCGAACACGATCCAGAACACGAGCGTGCCGGGGAAGAAGTACAGCGCCGGGGCCGACAGCACCACGGCGAGCACCAGCATCGAGCCCTTGTCGAGCTTCATGTCCACCTCCGGTTGCCGGTGAGGAGGATCACGGGCCCGACGAGCGGGTACCCGACAATCTCCGACGCGACCGGGTTGACCGGCATCTTCTTGAGCAGCCCGTCCTCGTTGAAGAGCGCCTGCGCCGCGACGCCGTCGCGCTCGAAGCGCAGCGGCTCGACGTAACCCTCGACCATGTCCTGCGCGGCCTTGAGCGTGGGCTTCTGGATGCCCTCGACGATGTGGCCCGACACCGGGATGAACAGACCTGTGTTGTTGGTGAGCTTCATAGCGGCCACCACGGCGAGAAGAACCACACCACGAGCGCGACCGAGCACGCGCTGTCGATCGCCACGTACACGATCGCCCACTTGCCCAACTTGTTCACGAGCTTCTTCATGACGCACCTCCCTTGCGGAACTGGATGCGCTCCAGCCCGGTGATGTGGCGGTACAGCCGCAGCGCGTAGACGGGCATCGCGTTGACGCCGCGCTCCCAGTCCTGCCACGTACGCGTTGAGACTCCGAGCGACTCAGCGGCCTGCTGCTGCGTGTGCCCAGCTTGCGCGCGCGAGCGCGCGGGTTCGTTCTTAGCCATGGTGCGGCTCCTTGTCGTTGAGTTGCTTCGCGAGCTTCTCGGCGAGCGCGAGGTTGTGCGTCGGGGTGTGCTCGGCCTCGACGCGCTCGCCGTTGACCCAGCGCACGGCGTTGTAGAGCAGCCCGCCAGCATCGGGGCGAGACACGTCGCTCGCGTACCACCGCTGGCTGTCGGCCTTGTCGGCCTCGTCGCGGATGCGCTTCGACTCCTCCCACTCCTTCGACTGCGCGCGCGTGCGCTTCTCGGCGCGGTGCGCGCTGGTGATGCGCTTCTCGGCGCGGCGCAGGATTCTCATCGCGCGGCGCACCTCGTAGAGCACGTCGTACGTGAGCCCGACGGGCTCGTCGAGCTTCTGCTGCAGGGTCTTCTTTGCCATGGTCATGCTCCTGTGACTTCAGTGATCGAGACGATGATGCCGGTCGTGCGGTGGACCCGGTCGGCTTCCGCCCGGGCGGCGGCGAGCGTGAAGCTGCCGACTCCCGACACGCGATAGAGCGGCTCGGGGACGTTGCTCCACGCGGCCTTCACGCGGGTGCGCGCACCGTTGCGCTTCGCGGTCCAGTTGTAGACGACGCCGTCGCGCACCGCGAGGAAGTGGGTGTTGACCCGCAGCACGTAGCTGCCGGTGCGGTGCTCGCGGACGAACTTCGCGAGCGTCGGCCACCCGTCGAGGTGCGCGTTGAGGTTGACCGCGTGCAGCCTGAAGTTCTCGGCGGCGCGCTTCACGGTGTTGTTCGACGTCGCGCGCTTCGCGCGGCGACCATACGCCGCTAGCATCGCGTGGGCCCGCTCGTACGTGATGCCCGCCGCGATCCGCAGCGCCCGCACCGCGCAGTCGCGCTGCTCGTGCTTGAACGCGACCGGCGTGATCGCGTACTCGATGGTAGCGACCCTCATGACGCCACCAGATTGTTGAGGCGGCAGAACACCGCCACGTAGCACTCGACCGGGTCGACCGCGCTCGCGATGAGCAGCGCGTCGTTCTGCGCCGAGGTGCGGGTGTACATCACGCGCGCCTGCTTGTGGGGCCGATTCTTGAAGCACTCGTGCATACTCGGCGACACGCTGTCGGCGACGCCCGGGATGATGCGGTCGATGTTGAGCCACCGCTGCTTCGTGCTCTTGACCCCGGTGTTGTCCGGGTCGATGCCGCGCTCGATGCACGCCTGCCGCAGCGACTTCACGGGCTGGGCGACTTCCTGCTGAAGGGCGCGCCTCATGACACCACCAGCCCTTCGGCCTGAATGCCCGCGACGATGTCGGCGATGTAGCGGTGCTCGACTGCGTACGCGAAGCCGAAGCACTGCGCGTCGGCGGGCAGGTGCTCGTTCGCCCAAGCGCGCGCGGCGCTGCTGATCGGGCGCAGCAGGAAGATGCTGCCCTCGTTCTGCACTTCAAAATCGGGTTGCTCGTTCATCGGACTCTCCATGTAAGGGCGGGAACCACTCCCACCGCACGCGCATCATAGCACAGATCATGTGCCCACGGTCAAGGAGAATAAAAAGCCTTATGAATCAAGGGGGCACAGGCTATGTGGTTCACCCCATGAAAAGGTTTGACACGAGGCACATATCCTGTGCTATGATGCGTGTGTAGTCCAACCACATGGAGATGAAGATGACCAACCAAGTCAACGCCGCCGATGTCGTCGCGGCATTCGAGCAGCAGAAGCAAGCCACCGAGGCGCTCCGCGTCGCGCTCGATGCGTTCGTCGCAGCCAACGCGGAGTACAAGATCGGCGACGTGATCCAAGCCGACGTGGGCAAAATGAGGTCGCACGCCTTCCGCGTGAACAAGATCGCGAGCAAGGTCGACCGCGACTGCGTCGTCGTTACCTACACCGGGATGCGCCTGAAGAAGGATGGCAGCGACCACGCCTCGGCGGGCGGTTACGGGTGGCAGTACATCAGGCTCGCGAAGGCGGCGTCATGAGCACCAGAGCAAACATCGTCGTGAGCATGGGCGACTCGCGCGTCTTCCTGTATCGGCACTGCGACGGCTACTTGGCCGAGACGGGCGCTGATCTACTCGCGAAGCTCCGCGCCGCCGAGAGCGCGACGGACTTCCTGCGCGCGGTCTGCTCGGAGATGTACGAGAAGCAGTCCTACGAGCGCGCAGCGCGCCCGGTGTACGAGTTCACCAACATGCTGCACGGTGACATCGAGCACGTCTACTACATCTCGTTCCAAGCCGTGCGCTCGCGCGGTGGGCCGAAGGTGCGCCACGCTGCGCGCCCGAGCCTGCGTCACAGCCCCGACGTTCCGCAAATCGTCTGGACCAAGTACGGCGAAAAGGTGTCGCTCGCTGAATTCGCCGAGGCCGTGAACCAAGACAGGAGCGAGTGCAACAAGCGCATCAAGCAGTTGAAGGCCGAGCAGCCCGCAGCGTACGCGGATTGCGACGAGTACGAGATGGTCGAGGTGGCATCATGAGACAGACTCTCGACCTCGAAGTCGCAACACCCGAAGAAGTCATCCACGTCCTGCGCGCAGCCGCCGACAAGTTCCGCGAGTCGACGAGCGAACTGCAGAGCGCGTGGCAGGACCAGCAGGCGGGCAAGGTGTGGAGCGCCTACGCCGCGATCCTCGACCGGGCTGCGGCCTCGTGCGAGCGCGCCCGGCAGAAGCACCTCGGGAGGTCGTCGTGAGAGCCAAGCCGATCCTCATCGACTGGACGAAGCTGCCGCCCAAGTTCACCAACGACAGCGCCGAGCGCGAGATTTTCAAGCCCGAGACAGACACGCACGCGACCGTGGCCCAACTGCGCTCGCTGCTGCTCGACGCCGAGTACTACACCGACGCGCTCGGCCCCGACCAGTGCCCGCCCGGATTGGTCGCGAGCGCACGCGCGACCGTCAAGGCATTGCGCCGGATGTTTGGCGAGAAGGAGGGTGATGCCTAGCGCGATCGCGCCACCCACCTCGGGCCCTCACGGGCCCTTTTTTTTGCGCTCGAAGATCGCGGTGAAGCTCAGTTCAGGCTCAACGTGCAACGCGAGCACCGCGTCGACGATGTTGACACCGGGCGGTGCATCAACCATCACCTCGAAGTGGCACTCGGGGTGCGCGATGTCGAAGTCGCGCAGGTGCTGCAGCCACTTCTGCGCGAGGTCTTCCGGCATCGTCGCGATCGTGAAAACCTTGGTCATGACTTGGTCACCTTCTCGAAGGGGCCGTCGAGTTCCCGAAGAGTTTCATCGAGGACGTCGGCGTTGATCGTGTCTCCGGGCTCGGGGTTGAAGCACTGGGGGCAGACGAATTTGACCTTGCCGGGGTTGGCCGCGAAGATCGCTTGCGTACTCGGCGCGCTGCAGACGTGATGCCCGCACAAGTAGCAGCGGTGCGAGAACACCGTGCCCGCCGCGACCTCCTCGGTGTCGAGCACGCGCACGGAGAGAATGATGGTCTGCTCGGTGTCGCTCATGTGAGACTCCTCAACATGTCGGCGCGCCACAAGATCGCCAACTGCCGCGCGCCATCGTTAGTGTACTTCTTGATCGACCAGTGGCGGCGCACCTGCTTGCCCGGGCTCGGGTGGTACCACGCGACCCAGCAGGCCCCGTGCTTGTTCTTGTCGAGCGTGATGCCGGTGATGCCGCTCTTGTTGTTCGATCGCGGCTTGACGATGTAGGGCGCGAGGCGGCGCTTCGCGTTGCGTCGCTCGGGCTCATTGGTCGCATGGAAGACCTCGTCGCGGGCCGCGCGCGCTGCCAGTAGTGCCGCACGCTCGCTGCCGTGGCGCTTCACACTGAAGTACTGCTGCGGAGCACCGATCGAGCGCGGGAAGCGCAGCGCGAACCCGCGCGTGACGTCGAGCAGCTTGCCCCAACCCCACACCTTGATGATGAAGTCGTCGCGCTCGGTGCGCCACGCCGGGTGACTGGGCAGGCGCAGCCACTTGCCCTTGTGCTTGCGCCTCTTCGTCACGGTGCGAGCGGCCCGCTCGCCTCAATCTGATCGGCGACCTCGCGCAGGAGCTTGGGTAGACCGAGCACGATGGGCAGCGGTGCCTGCACCTCGAAGCCCTCGCCCTTGTCGCCCTCCATGATGATCAGCACCACGCCCTTCGCGTTCACGCGCTTCCTGACGTAGGTCGCGACTTCGTTGTAGCGCCCGGGTCCGAGACTCATCGACTCTCCCATAAAAAAACAGCCCCGCGTACATGGAGATGAAACGCGGGGCCGACCTCTCTTGCAGTGGTTAGTTGCAAGGTGGTTGAGGTGTGTAGAGTGTACAGTGGTTAGAAGTGTCGCGTCGCCGCGATCACACGACCTAGTACCTTGAAGGGTCCATCAATCTCTCGCCCGGGCTTCATCGTAGTGTAGAACTTGAAGCTGCCATCACCATCTGCGCGCGCGTACAGGAGGCGCACTCGGGTGCCGTTACGCACGAGGTGCAGCCCCTTCGTTTGCACCTTGATCATCGGCTCGATGAACACCACGTCGCCCTCGACGAACTCGGCCATCACCGTCTCGGTGTCACCATCGGCCACCACCGCGAAGACGTCAGTCGCACAGCCCGACACCGGGCAGATGCGGTAGTCGACCACCTTCGCGTCGAACGCCGCGAGCGAACGCAGCGGCACCTTGATCAGCGACACCGCAGGCGTGGTGCCCCCGTGCTTCTTGTCAAGGTCGTAGGGCTGCAGCTTCAGCCGCGCCTCGATGTCGCGCGCACTGCGCTCACCAATCCCACGGTGGCCCGAGAGAATCTGCCACATGTAGGTGTGCGAGGTCTTGAGCGCACGCCCCGCCAAGCTCGCGTTGTTCTCGAACATCTCCTCGACCAGCCGCTTGAGGTTCGTGCGCCGCAGCTTCTGTACCATCGTCGTCGACATCCAGCAATTCCCTCCATGTTGAAAATCATCACGCACGGTTTCCGTGGCCGGAAACTACAACACCGTACGCTGGCGGGCAGTATATCTGAGTATTGTTGCGTTTGTATAGCACATGCGATAGTACGCAGTAGTTACGTGGTACAGCACCCTCCCAATGGCTCATGTTCCCCATGGTATGGCTCACGCTGGCTCATGGATGTAATTCCGGGTTGACTCGCTTTGCATGCAGGCGCTACGATTCTCGGCTGCCACCTGCTCACACCGCCAGAGGAGCCGCCCATGTCCAAGTCCCCGCACACGCGCCGCCCACCCAAGCGCCACACGCACGACGGGGCCAAGCGCGCACCTCGGGGCAAGCCACCGCGACGCGTGCGATCGCTGCAGCGGTTCTTGAAGGCCTACGGCCCCGGGAGCGAGGGCGCGAGGCTACGTCACGCCTTCGCCAAGCGCATGGACACGAGCCTGCCCTACCTCATCGCCCTCGCGTGGGGCTACCGCATCGCCAGCGTGGGCATGGCAGTGAAGATCGAGGGCGCAACGCATGGGCTCGTAACGCGCGAAGACCTCCGACCCGAGGAGGACTGGGCCGCGCTCGCGCCACGAGGTGAACTGCAGCACGCCGCAGCGTAGGGGGACACCATGCCCGATCGGTATCTGCGCGAGGCGTTGCTCCGCTCTGATCGTTGGAACGCGTGCGCGGTCGACGCGCGCGACCTGTACGTGCGCCTCATGATGATCGTCGATGACTACGGCTGCTTCGACGGGCGCGACAATGTGATCGCGCAGCAAGCGTACTTCATGGGACGCCACGAGGCGCTGCCGCTCACCGCGCTGCAGGAGGTCGGCCTCATCGTGCGCTATCTCAACGCGGGCAAGCTCTACATCGCGCTCATGCGCTGGGGCGAGACGCTGCGCGGCAGGCGCAGGTGGCCCGCACCGCCAGTGTGCAACGACCTGCCCGAGATTAAGTACCGGGGAAAGTACGGCACACCGATCAACTTCAGGAACCCAACAGGCTGCGACGCCGTGAGCATTTTGGTCGACGTCCACGGTCGCCCAGTGATGCCGCAGCCACCCGAGTGGCGGCGCGTGGACAGCGATTGGACACCAGTGCTTGGTGCAGCGCAGCGTGATAACGCAGGGCCAGAGCAATCACTGCACGCAAGCCCTGTAAGCCACAGCCCGCAGTTACTGCGCGCAGTTACTTCACCTCAGGAGCCCATGCACGCAGTAACGGCAGGCAAGGACAGCGCGCGATCAGTAGTCAGTAGTCATAGAACAGAAGTCAAAGATCAATCGTCGGCGGTGCAGGTGTCGGCGATCAGCGGGCCAAGTAACAGCGCGCAGTCACTTGCAGCGCCGACACCAACACCGGGCAACGGAAAGTATGAACTCGATGACAACGGCGCGTGGGCGGGCGTCAGCGACGCGCAGCGGGCGCGCTGGCAGGAGATGTTCAGCGAGATGAGTGTGCCTGACCAGATCGAGCGTGCAGGGGCGTGGCTCGTGGCTCACCCTGCAGAGCGGAAGCTCTACACCGAGCGGGGCGAGCTTGAGCAGTACCTCATCCGGTGGATGCTGAACGAGTCGCGGCAGATCGCCGAGCGCACGGTTCGTGCAAAGGCGGGCCCTGATTCACAAGGGAAAAGGTGACGTGCTAACGCAGCCACTCACGCCCGACCCCGAGTACGCATGCCGACGCGTGCCCGAGTGCGCGAGGTGGTGCTGGTACACGGGCTGCTTGCTCTGGCCTGAGGGTGCGCTGGGCAGGGGCGCGCGATCGCCCACCGGCAGACCCCCCGGGGTCGAGCCCGCAGGGCGGGGTGGTCGAATGAATAACCGTCCCCTCCCTTTCCCGGCCAGTACGGTCCACAGCCCCTTATAGCGCGTGCTACAGATGGAATTCGTGAAGACGCCGAGGTACGTCGGGTACTACCGGATCGGTGGGACGCCTGCGCTGCATATTCCGCTGACGGTGCGCCCGAGGTGGCTGACGCGGGTCTTGATGCGGTGGCTGGTGGAGTGGGATTGGCACGATGAAGTGTCCGAGGTGTAGGCGGCACATGGACGAGGGTGCGGTGGGGCACGGGTGCGGGTGGCGGGCACCTGTCCCCCACACTCGGGGCGTGGAGGTTATTCCGGCGAGTGCGGAGGTGGCGCGAGCGGCGATCGCGAGGGCGAGGGAATACCTGACGCGGGTGTCGGGGAAACCCGATAGGAAGGCGAGTGCCGAAAGAGTGTCGCTTCTGAGCGACGTGGGTCACGGTGGGGAATGTTCGTGCGAGGTGTGCTGTGGGGAGCGGGAGCGGCGGCGCGTGCTGCGGGAAAAATTCCCGGTTGTATAGCAGATGAGAACAAACTTGCAACTTTTTCAGGCTGGGAGTATTTTCGCGTTTCATAGGGGGATGCTGATGTCATGCGTGGTCCGATTGCGCGGCGAGGTACGCGGTGGGGAGCTTTGCGAGTGGCCCGAGCCGTGGTGGCTGATGGACTGGGCCGACTCGGGCGCTCGTGCGGTCGATGCACTGCACGCTCGGGTGTTTTGCTCGCAGGCCGAGGCGGTGGCGGCGTTGGCGTTGACGCCGTGGGTGGGCGACGTGGTCGAGGTGTGAGATGAAACCTGACTGGCCGAAGAAGCACTCGGGCGATGAGCCCCCGGTTCTCGGTGGTGGCACGGCGGACGCGCCGATGATCGTGAAGCAGCCCTACGTGATCATGTTCAAGCCCGAGGGTGCGGACACGATCCACACGCACATCTACCGGGGCGACGCGAAGATCGGCTACAAGGAATTCGGTTTGCTTGCCTGCGATCTTGTGCGTCAGGTCGCGGGCGCGTTCGAGGTCGACGAGGACGAGGTGTGGGAGTGGGTCGACAAGGAACGCCACCATCCGACTTCAACACCACGGAGGCCTTCATGAGCAACACGGCGGCGGTAGCGGCGAAGCGGCGGCAGCGCGAGCAGCAGTACACGCGCGTGGGAATTTGCAACGGGGCGAAGTGTCGCGAGGAGGAGCGCGACAAGTGGAAGGACAAGCCGCTGTGGCGCATTGGCGATGATCGCTGGCGCTGCGCGCGGTGCCACAAGGAGGAGACGGGGTACTTGCCGTGACTGAGCTACGCAAGGGTCTGCCGCTCCTGCCTGAGCGCGTTCAGAAGCTGCCGCTTGATCCGCGCGGCTATCCGATCCCGTGGTTCGTTGGCGTGGTCGAGGGCAAGCGCGACTTCCGCGTCGCCGATGGTCGCAAGCGCGTGATCGCGGTGAATCAGAAGCGGTGCTGGGTGTGCGGTGAGCCGCTCGGGCGCTTGTTCGCTTTCGTGATCGGCCCGATGTGCGCGGTGAATCGCAACACGTCGGAGCCGCCGAGTCACGTCGACTGCGCGACCTTCGCGGCGCGCGCGTGTCCGTTCCTGTGTCTGCCGAAGTCCGACTACCGCAAGCCCCCCGAGGGCGGCAAGATGCTGGTCGGTTCGCTGGAGGGCAACCCCGGGGCGTGCGCGGTGTGGATCACGAAAAGCTACAAGCCCTACATCGTCCCGGGCACGAAGGCCGAGTGGCTGATTCGCATCGGCCCTGCGACCGAGGTGCTGTGGTTTGCACAAGGCAAGATGGCGAGCCGCGCGCAGATCGAGGAGAGCTTCGAGAAGCGCCTGCCGCTCCTGCGCGAGGTGGCCGAGCGCGAGGGCCCTGAGGCGTGCGCGTACCTTGCCCAGCAAGTGGACATCGCGATGAAGCTCTTGCCCGCATGAAGCAGGCCGACATCGAGGACATCGCCCGGGTCGCGCCGGTCATCGGGTTGCTCGACGCATGGCGGGCCTTCAAGCGCACGCACGACCTCAACCTCGCGAGCGTATGCTGCTGCGAGCGCACGAGGAAGCTCTTCGAGACGCTCGATGAGTTTGAGCGCGGCGTACTCGGGCCCTCGCGAATGGAGGAGCCGCTGCAGTGAAGGACGTCCCGAGAATCGACACCTCGTGGGTTGAGCCGCACCTGCGCGCGATGCGGCGCTGGGAGTACGGGCTCGTCGCCGCCTTTGGCCTTGATGTGTTCATCGCCGCGCATTGGATTGTCGATCCTATCGGCCCGGTGTGGGTGCAGGCGATCGCCGTGTCGATCAACATCGCTGCCGCCGTGTTCGTGTGGGACGTGGCGAAGAAGAGCGAGCAGCGCCGCGCGCAGATGCTCGACCTCGTGCGTCGGGCGAATGAGTTCAACCGGATTTTCCCGTGAGCGGCGGCTACATGGCGGTGATCGGCCCGTGCTTTTCGTGCCGACAGATTTTCCACTTCAATGCCGAGCGCGTGCCGAGCATCATCGTCAACGGGCGGCGCGAGCCGCTGTGCGAGGACTGCGTGAGGCGCGCGAACAAGCTGCGCGCGGAGAATGGCGCGCAGTTGATCGTGCCGCTCCCGGGCGCGTACGAACCGGAGGAGGTCTGACCGTGTGGGGCGTCGCCGACTGGGTGCTCGCGATAGGGGCGCTGCTCGGGCTGCTCGTGCTGCTCTACGCGCTATGGCGGTGAGCCTGCCTGATGGGCTGTACCAAGTCACGGCGCGCTACCTATGCGGCGGCTTCGTGGTCGAGGGCGGACGCGTGACGCATTGCGCGCCGATCCTGCGGCAGCGCCTTTCGCACTGGGTGCGCCTTGCTCGCCGGGTGCCCGATGGCGATGTCCCACGATGGCGCGCTCGAATCGAGGGCTGGAACGATGAGTAAGCCGCGTCGGAAGGTGCTGGTGATGCAAGTGCCGAACGAGGTCGCCGAGGCGGTGCTCCTCATCGCCAAGCGTGCCGGGACCAGTCGGACCAACGTCATCAACGTGCTGCTCGCCGCCGCCATGCTGCGGCTGGAACGTGTTGCGCTTGTCCCCGACCCAGTTCGCCGCGCTCCAACGCGGTGAGCGCCCGAAGCGCGAGCGGCGCGGCGCGGCGACCGAGGAGTTGCTCGCCTCGCAGCTTCGAGCCGCGAGCATCGGCTTCTCGCGCGAGCACCGCTTCGTCCCCAACCGGCGCTTCCGCTTTGACTTTCGCATCGGCGTCGACCTCGCGGTCGAAATCGAAGGCGGGGTCCACGGGCTCAAGCGTCAGTTCCGCTCCGACCTCGACAAGCACGCCCTCGCGCTGCTGCACGGCTGGCGCGTGCTGCGCGTCTCGCCCGAGCAGGTGCGATCGGGTGAAGCCCTGAGGCTCATCCGCCTGTTGCAGCCAGTCGCTTGCAAGGACTGTAGCTGATCGCTTGACACGTCCCCCAAGGGAGCGTAAAAGCCTGCAGGATGCGCGCCGGGGTTCCCGGCATATCGGCATGGCCTGCAAAGCCCTCCCGAACGGCGCTGGGTGATCCCGGGGCGCGCCAGATCAGGGGGTCAGCATGTCCACCGTCGCGATCGTGCTGCAAGTGCTCGCGGTCATCCTGTTGTTCCTCGCCGCCTTCGCCGTGAAAGTGCCCCACCTCGACGGGGTCGGCTGGCTCGGCCTTGCGTTCTTCGTGCTCGGCGTCGTTCTGCCCAACCTGAAGCTGTAGCCGATGCCCTCCTCGACCGCGAAGCAGGCCCGCACCATGGCGGGCGCGGCGCACGACCCCGCCTTCGCTGCCAAGCTCGACATCCCGCAGAAGGTCGCGACCGAGTTCAACCAAGCCGACAAGGGCACCGCGCTCCTCAAGCAGTCGGCGCTCTCGCAGCATCTGCGGCAACCGCCGAGCGCGCGTGGCTGACGAGGTCGTCCGCGAGTTCCCGCTCGGCAAGGGGCGCTTCACCTCGGAGAACGCGGCGGCGGCGGGGCGCAAGGGCGGCGCTGTCACCGCAGAAAACTTCTCCATCAAGCGCGGGCTGATCGGGGCGCTCGACGCCTATGCGAAGCGGCGAATGGAACAGGCGCGAGAGTTCGCTCGCGAGAGCGACAACCTCGGGCTCAAAGTGTTTTTGCTGGAGATGCTGGAGGGCACCGGCGAGGACCGTCGCGCCGTGCTCGGCATGGTCCGGGCGATGTTGCCCGTCGAATTCGAGGCGACGGTGGATGCTTCGCTCACCGTGCGCGTGATGACGATGGTGGGCGAGCACGCTCTTGACATCAGTAACCCGAAGAGAATTCGCGAGGTCGCGGTCACACCGCCAGCGCACCCGATCGCGCTGGAACACGACCGCGAACCTCGCGATCCCGCATGACCGAGATTGCGATCCCCAACGGCTTCACGGCTCGCCCGTATCAGGCGCGCGCGATGCTCGCCTTCGATGCGGGCTACAAGCGCGGCGTGTACGTGTGGGCGCGGCGCTCGGGGAAGGACGTCACCTTCATGCACCAGATCGCGAAGATGGCGCACCGACGCATCGGCACGTACTTCCACATGCTGCCGACCTTCACGCAGGCCAAGCGCAACGTGTGGGACGCGATCGACGATCAGGAGCGGCGCGTCCTCGACCACGTCTTCCCGCCCATCCTGCGAAAGAGCACGAACGAGACGGACTTGAAGCTGCAGTTGAAGTGCGGCTCGGTGTACCAACTCATCGGCGCGGACAGCTACAACCTCGTCGTCGGCGCGAACCCGATCGGTCTGGTGATGAGCGAGTACGCGCTGATCGACCCGAGAGCGTGGCAGATTTTCCGCCCGATCCTGCAGCAAAACGGCGGCTGGGCCGCGTTCATCGGCACGCCGCGCGGCTACAACCACTTCCACGAGCAGCTTGAGATTGCCAAGCGCGAACCCGACTGGGACTACAGCGTCATCGACGCGATCGAGGCCGGGTACATGTCGCAGGAGGACATCGACCGTGAAGTCCGCACCGGGATGCCTGAGGAACTCGCGCGGCAGGAGTACTTGGTTGACTTCAGTGCTGCGAATGTTGGAGCGATACTTGGGTCGCGCATCGAGCGCGCCGAGAAGGAGGGCCGCATCTCGGACGCGGTCGAGCACGACCCGAACGCGGGCGAGGTGATCGTCACCTCCGACATCGGCTACCGCGACGCTGCCGCGTGGTGGTGGTGGCAGGCGGTCCCGGGCGGCTACAACCTGCTGAACTACGACGAGGACACCGGCCTCGAAGCGGGCGACTGGATCGAGCGGCTGCGCGCTCACGCGTTCCCGATCGGGCGCGTGCTGCTGCCCAAGGACGCCAAGGCGAAGACCATGGCGACGCGCCACTCGGTGCTGGAGCAGTTCCTCGAAGCGGGCCTGAAGTGCTCGATCGTGCCGCAGGTGCGAATCGTCGACCGCATCAACGCCGCGCGCTCGGTGGTGCCGCGCTGCAGCTTCGCGCGCTCGCGCTGCGCGAAGGGCTTGCAGATGCTGCGCGACTGGGCGTTCAAGTACGACGAGGAGCGCAAGAGCTTCTCGCGCGAGCCCGACCACAACTATGCGAGCCACGGCGGGGACGCGTTCAGCTACGGCGCGACGATGGTCGCGGAGTTCGCCGCGACGGCGAAAGAGGCGAACCGTCACCGCGACATCGGGCAACCGGCGAACTACGCCTTCAACCTCGACCAGCTTTGGCAGGATCGCGAGGCTGCATCGAATGGCCGACACTTTTGACAGGGCCGCGCTCGTGATCCTTGTCCTGCTCGCGGGCTGCACCAGCATCTCCGGTCCCTGCACCCGCGATGTCAAGGTCACGACGCATTGCGAGTCCGACGGCAAGGTGATCGTGTTCCCCGGCAAATGAAACCCGACCGCGCATTCCTCGCCGACTTCGACCGCCAAGATGCGTCGGTCGATGCTGTCGGTCGGCTTCTGGTGCGCGCCGGGTATTCGGTGTTTCGACCGCAGAGCCAGTTGCGACCAACCGCTGAAGTGCGGCGGCTCTACGCAGATTGCGGCGACCTCATCGTGCGAAAGCGCGTCGAGGTGAAGCACCGCAAGATCGACTTCACCTGCGAGGACGACTTCCCGTTCTCGACCGTGTTCATCGACGAGTGCTACCACGTCGACCGCTTCAACCCGAACACGCTCGACGCGTACTACATCGTCAACGCGAAGTTGACGCACGCCGCCGTGATTCGCGCGTTCACGCGCAAGTGGTGGAAGGTCGAGAGCAATCGCGACCCGGCGCAGGACCGCGTGTGCGATTTTTACGCGATGCCGAAGTGGCTCATCGCGGACTGGGTGAGATTCGATGGCTGAAGAGCTTACCGAGTTCAAAACGAAGTCCGACCTCTACGAGCGCGAGCTTGCGGCGGCGAAGAAGGAACTGCAAAGCTGGCAGGAGACGGGCCAGCGCGTGGTGAAGCGGTACCTCGGGGGCAAGACCACGGGCGCTGGCGTCGCCGATGACGGCGGCGTGTTCAACCTGTTCTGGTCGAACATCAACATCCTGAAGGCGGCGCTCTACGCGAAGCAGCCGCGCGCCGATGTCTCGCGTCGCCACAAGGATGCGATGGACGACGTCGCGCGTGTCGGCGGGCTCATCATCGAGCGCATCCTCAACCTCGACATGGACTCGCGTGCGAGCGACTTCGACAGCGCGCTTCGCAACGCGATCGAGGACCGGCTCGTCCCGGGCATGGGGCAGATGTGGCTGCGCTACGAGCCGACGTTCGTCAACATGCCCAACCCCGACTACCAAGCGCCAGCGCCGCAGCAGGCCGCGCCCGCGATGCCGCAGCAAGCGCCGCAGATGGGCATGCCACCGCAAGCGGCGCAGCAGCCGGGAATGCCGCCTCAACCGGGCATGCCACCGCAGCAGGGGATGCCGCCGCAAGCCCCACCGCCACCGCCGATGACACCAGCAGCGCCAGTACCTGGCCCTGCCGGTGCGCCACCGCCGCCCGAGCTTGAAGTGATCGGCGACGAGCACGTCGCGACCGATTACGTCTACTGGCGCGACTTCCTCTACTCGCCCTGCCGCACATGGCGCGAGTGCCGCTGGGTCGCGCGCGGCGTGTGGATGACGCGCGAGCAACTCAAGCAGAAATTCGGCAACGACCTCGGCTCGCGCGTGCCGCTGCAAAATCCGCGCGGCGCGAAGAACAGCAGCCTGCCCGAGAACGACCCGTGGTCGAAGGCGCAGGTGTGGGAAATCTGGTCGAAGGAGTCGCGCTACGTGTGCTGGAAGGTGATCGGCTTCCCCGAGCTACTGGGCGAGCAGCCCGACCCGCTCGGGCTCACCGAGTTCTTCCCGTGCCCGAAGCCGCTCGTGTCGAACGTCAGCACCACGGCGTTCATCCCGAAGGCCGACTACCAGATGCTGCGCGACCAGTACGTCGAACTCGACGTCATCTCGGCACGCATCGCGCTTCTCGAAGACTCGATCCGCGTCGCGGGCGTGTACGACAAGTCGAGCGCGCAGATCAACCAACTGATCAGCAACCGCGTGCAGAACATCATGATCCCGGCGGACAACTGGGCGATGTTCGCCGAGCGCGGCGGCATCAAGGGCGCGGTCGATTGGTTCCCGCTCGACATGATCATCGGCGCGCTCGACAAGCTGCGCGAGGTGAAGAACGCGCTCAAGCAAGACCTCTACGACCTCACCGGCCTCTCGGACATCATGCGCGGCGCGACGGTGGCGAGCGAGACGGCGACCGCGCAGCAACTGAAGGCGCAGTACGGCTCGGTGCGGATGCAGTTCATGCAAGGCGAGCTTGCCGAGTTCGTGCAGAGCGCGCTCGCGATCAAGGCCGAGATTATGGCCGCGCACTTCCAGCCCGAGACGCTCATCCGGCGCTCGCTCATCGACAAGACCCCCGACATGCAGTACGCGCAGCCCGCGATCGAGCTATTGCGCGACAAGCGCATGGCGATCTACTCGCTCGCGGTCGACCCGGACACGATGGCGATGGTCGACTACGCCGCCGAGCAAGAGGCGCGCACCGCGTGCATCACGGCGGTGGCGACTTTCGTGCAGGCGGTGTGGCCGCTCGCGCAGGCGAAGCCCGATGCGACGCCGTTCCTCCTGCAGATTCTGCAGTGGCTGCTCGCGGGCTTCAAGGCCGGGAAGCAGATCGAGGGCGTGCTCGATCAGGCCATCGGGATGATGCAGCAGACGCCACCGCAGCCGCAGCAGCAGCAGCCCGACCCGAGGATGGTGGCCGCGCAGGCCGACGCGCAGGGCACCATGATGAAGGCGACAGCCGACGTGAAGTCGACGCAGATGAAGACCGCCGCGAAAATTCAGGGCGATCGGTTCAAGCTCGTCGCCGACGCGAAGAACAAGCAGGCGAAGGCCATGGGCGAAGCCGCGATGATGGGCTTGCCGCCGGGCGACCCGACGGGCGCGCCGCCTGCACCTCCTGCCGCGATGCCCGGGCCATGACGCGCCGCCGCTACATCCAGCGTGACGGCGTCCTGATCGAGGTGCCGCTCAACTACTCGCCCGAGCCGAAGAACTCGGACGCCGCGCTGTGGAACGACCGCGCCTACCAAGACGTGGGTGATCCGCGCTTCCACTCGCGCACGTCGCACCGCGAGTTCATGAAGCGCGAGGGGCTCACGACCGTCGACGACTTCAAGGGACACTTCGCGAGCGCAGAACAGCAGCGCGCGCAGGCCCTGCAGGGCAAGGACGTATCGCGCAAGGGCGACATCGCGCGCGCACTGGAGAAGCATCGTGGCTGACGAGAGCGACGACGGTCGCACCTTCGAGCCCATCTCGACAACTACGCTCGGGTCGCTGGGCAAGGGCATGCTGCGGCGAGCGAGCACTCAGGGCGAGGGCATCGCGCGCCAGATCGCGCAGAACTACCAAGGCCTCGCTAACTTCGGGCGCAGTCTCGCGCCGCGCGGCACTTTCGGCCCACCCGAGGGTGGGACCGGGCGTTCGCCGATTGACCCGCCCTCCGAGCCGCAGATGCAGGAGTCGCCATTCGCGCAGGCTTCGAGCGATCAGGGTGTGCGGCTCGGGGCTCACCTCCTCGATCCTGCGAACTTCATCACCGGGGGCACTGGCGCGCTCGGCGCGAAGGCGATCAAGCAGGTGGCGACTTCCCGGGCGCTGCGCGCGGCAGCGGAGCGAGAAGCTCTCGCGACACAGACAGCCGCGCGGGAAGCGGCAGACCCGTACGCATTCTTGCTGCGTGGCGGACCCAGCGCGCAGCGCGGCTTCATGTCGCCCAAGCTCGCAGGCGGGATGGCTGCTGGTGGCCTTGGCGCGTGGGGGCTCTCGCGCGCGTTGCGCGACGACACACCAGAAGACCCTGCAGCACGCACGACCGCGAACGCCTTCCGCCAGCAGCAGGAAGCGATGGACGCAGCGCGCGAGGAACTGAAACGGCAGAGCGGCAGATGAACGACGACCTCGGCGACCTCTACCTTGACTCGGTCAAGAGGAAGCTGCGCGCCGTTGGCGACTTCGGCACCGGGCTCGGCGAGACTGCGCTCACGCTCGGCTCGGGTGCGCTCGCGCAAGTGCCTGCCGGGATCGCGGGGCTCGGCGATTTTCTGGTGAACCCCGAGTCGGTGCGTCACCCGCAACGCGCTCTGGAGCGCGCAACACAGCGAGCGGGAGACACCGCCGACTACTGGACGTACGAGCCACGCTCGGACGTCGGGCAGCGCGCGGTCGAGAACGTCGGCGAGGGCTTTAGCGCGGTGACCGATCCGCTCAAGGAGCACCTCGTTGACCCGGTCGGCGATCGCGCGCCCGCTCTCGGTGCGGCGATCCTCGCCGGGGCGAACGTGATCGCTCCGAAGGGCGCGAAAGCGACGAAAGCGGTGGCGAGACTCGGCGAGTTCCCGACCACCACCGCAGGGCGCATCGTGAACGAGACGACGAAGCGCGGCGGCTACTCGGTGAACCTGCCCTCAGGCGAGCGCCCGACCGAAGGGCTGATGATGGGCAAGTACGCCAACACCGACGAGCGCAACGCGGTGGTCGATGCGCTCACGCGGCAGAAGATCATCGAGATGGTGAAGAAGAACGAAGCGGGGCTCGCTCGCGATGACACCTATCTCGGCACTTGGAAAGACCCATCCGAAGGCGGCAAGACCTACGTCGATGTCTCGCGGCGTTTCCCGAGCGATGAGCTACGGCAGGCGACCAAGTACGGCGAGCGCAGCGGGCAAATCTCTGGCTATAACGTCGGCGAGGGCAAAACTTTCGACGTCGGCAACTGGGAGCAGTTCGTGAAGGGCCCGGAGTTCGCGCAGCGCCTCACCGAGATGGGTGCGGAGGGCCGAGACTACTTGAAGCAATTCGGTGAGAAGGAGTGGTGGGACATGCACGGCGGGCCCTTCGAGCGCGTGTACGGCGAGAAGAACTTGCCTCAGGTCGCGGGCTTCACTGCAGCGACCGCGCCGAATTCCGAGCCGCGCGGCAACCTGCAGACGATGTCGGAGTATCTGCGGCGGCACATCAAAGGTGAACCGCCCGTGCAGCCCGACTGGCGCGTGCCCGAGGGCCAGATGACGCGGCAACCCGGGAAGCAGATCGGCATGGAGAACGTGCGCGTCGGCAACCTTGAACGAGCTTCTCGCGGTGCGCTCGATGAACTGCAGCAGGACAAGGTGCGCGAGGAAGCGCAGGCGATGATGGGCGACCCGAACGCGGCGGTGCTCGATCGCCACTGGGCGCGCGTCGCTGAAGACCCGTCGAAGGGCATCTACACCAGCGCAGCCGAGGGCATCCTCGACCCGGGCAAGCAGTACCAGACGCTGAAGGCCGCGATCGCGAGCCACCCTGAGGTCGCGTCGGGTCGTCGCTCGCTCAGGGACTTCAGCGCCGACGTGTGGACGGGCATCCGCGAGCGCATCAAGAACACCAGCGAACTCTACGGGCAGAAGTACCGTGGGTCGTCGATCATCGGCGAGTCGAAGTCATACGCCGACCACTTCGAGCACCTGATCGAGGACAAGGCGAAACACATGGGAATTTCCAAGGCCGAGATGGAGTCGCGGCTGCGCTCCGGTGATGCGACGCTGCTCTCGGTGATGGGCGCGACTACTTTGCTCGCCCCGATCGTCGCCGAAGTTTTGCAGCAGCCCTCTTCTGCTCAAGGTGGTACAGATTGAACGCCTGCCATTCCTTGGCGCGAGCGTCGGCCTCGACGTCGTACGGCAGGCCCGTGAACCGCTCCCACTGGCGAGCGTGCTCGGGGCTCAAGGGTGTCTCGCGCTTGACTTTGAAGTTGGGCATGGCGCGAGTATAGCACATGCTATGTTTCACGTGGAGCAATGATGGCTGAGAACGAAGTCCCGGCAGGACAGGAACCCGGCGGCGACGCTCCGGGCGGCGGGGAAACCTCCCGACAGGATGACGTCGCCCGCGCGTTCGACATCGTCGAAAACCGCGACGCGCCACCGGCACCCGCGCCGGGTCCACAGGCCCACCCTCAGCCTGCGGCGGCTCCGGGGCTCGGTGAGCGCGCTCGCGGCCCGGATGGGCGCTTCGTCCCGGGCAGCGAGGCCCCACCGCCCGCGCCGACCGTCAAGACCGCGCCGCCGCGCGCCCCGGTCCCGCTGGGAGGGCAGCACGCGATCGCGCCAGCGGTTCCACCGAAGGCCCCAGCCCCGGGACAGGCAGCACCCCCGCCAGCAGCCGCCCCGCAGGCCCTGCGCGCCCCCGTCTCGTGGCGACCCGGGGCCCGGGAGCAGTGGGGCAAGCTCCCGCCTGACGTGCAGCAGGAGGTCGTGCGCCGGGAGACTGAGGTCGCCCGGGCGGTCAAGGAGTCGGCGGGCGCGCGCGATGCGCTCACGCATGTCCAGAGCGTGCTCGCGCCCTACGCGGCCAACATCAACGCGAGCGGCAACGACGCGCTCGGGATGATGACCCAGCTTTTTCAAGCGGATAACGCGCTGCGCCACGGCTCGGTCGCCGACAAGGCGACGGTGATCGCGAACATCATCAAGTCGTACGGCGTCGACCTCGTGACCCTCGACTCGGTGCTGGCCGGTCAGGCACCGACCTCGGACCCGGCCACGATGATGGGCGAGCGGCTGCGCCGGGAGATGCAGCAGCAACTGCAGCCGGTGATGCAGTACTTCGGCCAGCAGCAGGCCCAGCGGCAGCGCGCCGTGGCCGAGATAAACGCCAACGCCTCGACCGACGTGGAGAGCTTCGCTGCCGATGCGGGCCACGAATTCTTTGAGGACGTGCGCGAGCTTATGGCCGACATCATGGACTTGCACACCCAACGGGGTGCAACCATTAGCTTGCAAGACGCCTACGATAGGGCTATAAAGCTACATCCGCAGGTGAGCGAGGTTTTCGCGAAGCGTGCGGAGTCGGAGCGCGCCAGCGCCGCAGCACAAGCCGCCCAGCGGGCGAGACGTACCGCAGTGAGCTTGAGCAGCGCACCCGCTCCAGCAGGCGCAGTACCGGGACCAGCAGGCGACGATCGACGCGCCCTCATCGAGGCCGCGTGGGATCAGTCGAGCGGCGGCTAGGCCACCCGGCGAGCAGCGTAGTCCCCTCCCACGCGAGGGGCCGCGAACACTTCGGTGCCATCGCGGAGTAGCGTGAGCCGGTCAGCCCGACCGATCAAGGGCGCGTGCCATCGTAGATCGAACACGAGAGGCCTCGCGGGCAAGGAGAAGTATTTTCTTTGCAACCTTGAGAGGAGTCCATCGTGGCCTTCCCAAATGTTTCGGACATCGTCGCGACGACGATCGAGAGTCGCTCGCGCAAGATCGCCGACAACGTCACCAAGAACAACGCGCTGCTCACGTACATCGACTCGCGCGGCAACATCAAGACCGTCTCGGGTGGCTCGACCATCCTGCAGGAACTGAGCTTCGCTGAGAACGGCAACGCAGGCTGGTACTCGGGTTACGACTTGCTGCCGGTCGCGGCGCAGGACGTGATCAGCGCGGCGCAGTTCGACCTGAAGCAGGCCGCGTGCCCCGTCATCATCTCCGGGCTTGAGCAACTGCAGAACGCGGGCCGGGAGCAGATGATCGACCTCATCGACGCGCGGCTCGGCGTCGCTGAGAGCACGATGTCGAACCTGCTCGCGGGCGGCGTGTACTCGGACGGCACTGCGAACGGCGGCAAGCAGATCACCGGGCTCGACGCAGCCGTGCCGGTCAACCCGGCGGCGGGCACCTACGGCGGCATCGACCGCGTGACGTGGACGTTCTGGCGCTCGAAGACGACCACCGCAGGCGCGGCGCTCACCAACCTCACCGTGCAGGGCGCGATGAACACCATGTGGGCATCGCTCGTGCGCGGCATGGACCGCCCGGACCTCATCGTCATGGACGGCTTCATGTGGGGCATTTACATCGCCTCGCTGCAGGCGAATCAGCGGTTCACCGATCCCAACCGCGCGACGCTCGGCTTCCCGACCATCAAGTACATGGACGCGGACGTCGTGCTCGACGGGGGCATCGGCGGCTTCTGCCCAGCGAAGACGATGTTCTTCCTCAACACGAAGTACCTGTTCTACCGCCCGCACTCGGCGCGCAACATGGTGCCGCTCGCGCCCAACAAGCGGTACGCGATCAACCAAGACGCCGAGGTGCAGATCATCGGCTGGGCGGGGAACCTCACGAGCAGCGGCTCGCAGTTCCAAGGACGGCTCATCTCGCCGTAATTTTTTCTCGGCCTTCCGAGGGGGCGCTGTCGACCGGCGGCGCTCCCCCGGTTTTTCTTCAAGAGGTGAACGATGAACGAGAACGACCCCAGCATCCTGCGAAACGCGCCCGACCCGGACTTCAAGCCGTTCGTCGCGCCGCCCATCGTGGGCGAAGTAGGCGATCGCGCGAGCGATCCGCAGCACGAGAGCGCGAGCACGCGTGCCAACAAGCCGGAACCGGCTGTCGCGATGACGCCGCCACCACCGCTCGGCGAGGTGATCGCAGGAGCATCGACCGACAACGAAGTGCCGCCGAGTCTGCTCGGCACGAGCTTCGCACCGAAACCGTAAGGAGCAACCATGCCCGCATCTCTTCCCGGCGACACCAAGGCGAACAACACGGGCGCGAACCCCAGCGTGGGCCAGCCCGTTGCGTTCGATCTTATCTCGGGCCCGAAGGGCTCCCCTTTCGACAAGGACACGACCGGCAACGCATCGACCGGCGCGCTCTCGACCGGGATCGGCTACGGGCCCGAGGTGGTCATCAGTCCGTTTTCCAATCCGCTGATCAGCAACGCGCTCTTCGGCATCATCAAGGCGGGCTTCACCGACGACTACTCCCCGGGCGCGTCGAAGCTCGACGCGAGCGCCGCAGTCGACTCGCGCTTCATGTACATCGGCACCGGGCGCACGCAGACCTCGGGCGCGCCGAGCTACAAGAACATCCCGGGAGCAGCCGGGTGCCTGCCCTACACCGCAGGCTTCGGCATCGGCGCTGCAGGCGCTGGCGGCTCGCGTGATGCGGGCGCAGGGCCAGCATTCACCGGCTTCCCGATGAAGACGGTCACGGCACCGGGCGCGGTCGCGATCGGCGCAGTGGTCGAGGTCGGATTCACCAACCGCAGCGGCGTGGCGCTCACGAACGGTCAGTCAACCTTCGGCTCTCAAGTCGCAGCGAGCGCGGCGGTCGCCTGACGCCATGGCAAGCAGCAGCGGGCAGGGCACGGCAATCATCCCAGCGAGCGAGGTGCTCGACTTGATCCGCAAGGCCTCGGGCCTGCCGAGCACATTTTTCGTGTCCATCGCCAAGGCGAAGATCAACGCGGACGGCTCGCTGCAGGCGAACTACACCTTCGACTCAAGCCAAGCGCCGCCGCCGCCCGCGCTCGCCGATGACCCAGCAGCCAAGGAGACATCCGATGGAAACATTTGAATCCGACATCAGCCACTTCGACGTCCGCAACCCCTACAAGGGAGACGAGAAGCTCCCGGTCGCGTTCTACATCGGCGCGATTCCCGATGACGCCGAAACCGAGAAGCAGGGGCACCCGTGCTTCAAGGATGTGGAGTGCGTGAAGATTTACAACTCGAAGGACAACATCATCGACCGCCCGGTGCGCGACACCGACCGGCAGCGGTGGCCCGGGGCGTATAGCGCGTGGAAGCAGAGCGGCCAGAGCGAGCCCGGCGCGAGCGGCATGCGCCTTGAGCACTGGCCGCAGATGACGCGCGCGCAAGTCGAGGAGTACCGCTTCTTCAAGGTCTTCACCGTCGAGCAACTCGCCGAGCTTCCCGACATCACGGTGCAGAAGATCATGGGCGCGACCAAGCTCAAGCAACTCGCGAAGCTCTACATCGAGGCCGCGCGCGGCGAAGCGCCGTTCATCCGCATGCAGGCGGAACTGGAGAAGCGCGACGGGCAGATCGCCGAACTCACCTCCGAAGTGCGGCGGCTCACCGTCATCTTGGAGAAGATGGCGAAGAACGAGCCGCAGCCTGCGTGAGGCTGTAGATGGCCTCGGCCCAAAAGCTCGACACGATCCTCTACGAGGTGCAGCAGGCCTCGGTGCAGATGTCGCTGCCCGCTCCTCCGGGCGTGTACGACTCCACCGACGAAACGGCGCTCCTCATGGGGAGCGTGGCGAATCTCGCCGGGATCATGGTCGCCGAGGCCTACGACTGGCAGCAGCTTCGCAAGACGTTCACGGTCGCGGGCAACGGGGTCTTGACCACGTTTCCCCTTCCAGCCGACTTCTCGCGCTTCGTTGACGACACCGGCTGGTCGACCACGATGCGCCGCCCGATCGTGATCGTGAATGCACAGCAGTGGGCGGCGGCGAAGGCTTGGGTGCCGAAACTCACCATCAGCCCGATGTGCCGCATCTTCGCCGACCAGCTTCAGTTCCTCGTCGCGCCGATGAACGGCGAGGTGATCACCATCGAGTACGTCGATGCGAACTGGGTGATCGACGGCGTCACCCCGACGCTCTTCAAGCAGCGCGCCACTCTGAATTCGGACATGCCGCGCCTCGACTGGTTGCTGATGGTGCTCGCGATCAAGCTCAAGTGGCTGGAGCAGAAGGGCATGGCGACGGTCGCGGTGCAGAGCGACTTCAACGACCGCATGTCGCTCCTGCTCGGGCACGACAAGGTCGCGCAGGCGCTCACGCTCTCGGGCCCGATGCCCGGTGGCTTCCGCTACATCGACAGCGCGGCGAACGTCCCCGACTCGGGCTTCGGATAGCCATGTTCCGAGCCGCCACTCTGCAGAACACCCGCAAGGCGCGACCGCCAGTCGGGCAGTTGATCCCGGTCGCCATCCCGACGCAGGGGCTGAACATGCGCGATGCGTTCGCGGTGATGGGACCGCAGTACGCAATCTCGCTCGTCAACGTGACTGTCGAAGACTTCGGCATCAAAACGCGCAAGGGCTACACCGAATGGGCGAACAGCATCCCCGGCGTTGGCCCGGTGTGGACGCTGATGAGCTACTACCCAGCGCCGACCGTGCCGACCTTGAAGACGCGCATCCGCAACGAGATTAGTCTCGCCGCCAGCATTCTGCGCGCTCCCGTCGCGCAGGCGCTGCCCCCAGCGGGCAAGCTCTTCGCAGCGCGCGGCGGCTTCATCTACGACGTCACCGCTGGCGGCGCGGGCCCATGGACCGCCGAGGTTGGCGTTGGCGGCTCGGGCTTGATTGCGTTCTGGTCGTGGATCAATTTCCAGAACGTAGCGGGCTCGTTCCTGCTCGCCTGCAACCAGCTTGGGGGCTACGCGATCTACAACGGCGCGTGGACGATGCCAGTCGCTGGCGCGGGCGTGGGCCAGATCAACGGCGCGGACCCCTCGAAGTTCTGCTACGTCACCGAGTGGAAAAAGCGCCTGTGGTTCATCGAGTTCAACAGCACGCACGCATGGTACCTCCCGGTGAGCCAGATCACCGGCACGGTGAAGATGTTCGACTTCGGTGAGCAGTTCCGCCGTGGCGGCAAGCTGGTTGCGCTTGTGAATTGGACCGTCGACGGTGGCATCGGCATCGACGATTACCTCGTCGCGGTGTCTTCGCAGGGCGACGTCGTGATCTATAAGGGCACCGACCCCGACACGCTCGGCGAGTTCCAGTTGAGCGGCGTGTGGAACGTGGGCCCGCTCCCGGTGGGACATCGCGCGGTCATTATGACCGGGGCCGACGTCCACATCCTGTCGCAATTCGGGCTCACCCCACTCAGCACGCTGCTCAACTCGCCGACCCTCGGCGAGATTGAGCAGAAGCGCGCGACGTACGTGATTGCGCCGGTCATCGCGAGCTTGATGCAGAACTACAACACCTTCGATGGTTGGCAAGTTCAATCGCTGCCAGCCGAGGAACTTCTCACGGTCAACGTGCCGCCGACCGCACTGCAAAACCCCGGCGACGTATTCGCGCTCAAGGTCACCAACGGAGCGTGGTCGATGTTCAAGGCGATGCCCTATACCTGCTACGTCTCGATCGACTCCGACATCTTCGCCGGGACGAACGACGGGCGCGTGGTGCGCGCGTTTGACGGCACGCTCGACAACGTGACCATCGCCGCGCCGACCACGAGCGGCCAGCCGATCCTGTGTCAGGTGACGCCCGCCTATCAGGCCATGGGCGCGCCGGGGCTGCAGAAGCGATTCACGCTCGTGCGCCCGACGTTCCTCGCCTCGACGAAGCCGACGGTGACGGTGCAGATGCTGATCGACTATGGGCTTCCCGTCTCCCCGGTCACGCCGAGCATTCCCATCCCGCCGCCCGAGTCGTCGTGGGGTTCAGCGATATGGGGGACGGCGCACTGGAGCGCGCCGCTCGGTCAGCAGTTGCGGCGATGGATCGGAACGCGCGGCGCGGGGTTCGCTGCGACCGCGCAGCTTGACTATCGCTGCACGCGCGAGACGTTGCTGACCACGATCGACTACTGGGCCGAGCCCGGGGGTGTGATGTGATGGTCACCGCGCGGAGCGAGCGCGACTGGCTGGCTCTCGCCGAGTTCCTTCGCACGTACGCCTTCGTCACGCCGACGCAGGACATGCAGTGCGTCGGGTGGGTGAGCGAGGGCAAGCTCGTGATCGTGGTGGGCTTGCAGGGTTTCCTCGGCAAGGTCTGCCAAATTCACGTCGCGTTCGCACCGGATTGGCACTACTCACCGCGCACGATGCTGCACGAGGTGTTCCGCCACGCGTTCATCACCGCTGGGCGAGAGACGCTGATCGGCATCGTCAATAGCAAGAACGAGAAGGCCATGCGGATGGACGCGCACCTCGGCTTTCGCGAACTGTTTCGCCTGCCCGGGATGCACGAGGAGGGCGGCGACATGGTGGTGCTCGGGATGACCAAAGACAACTGCCGCTACCTCGACGACAGGTGGCGGCGCGGAGAGCCAGATGCACAAACTGTTCATTGAAGCTCTGCTCAGGGGCTCGCCCGATCCGTGGTTTGACTCGGTGCTGCACGGTGGTGGTGGCAAGAGCCCGCCTGCCTCGCCCGACTACACCGGGGCCGCGCAGCAGCAAGCCGCAGCGAGCCAGCAACTCGCGACGCAGAACACATGGGCGAATCGCCCGACCGTCAACACGCCGTGGGGCTCGCAGACGTGGGGCACGGGCACGGCGGTCGATCCTGCAACCGGACAGAACGTCACGACGTGGAACCAGAACATCAACCTGTCTCCCGATCAGCAGGCCTCGCTCGACTCGCAGCAGGCGATACAGCAGGGCCGCTCGGGGGCCGCGCAACAGCTTCTCGGGCAGGCGACGAGCGCGACGGCGACGCCGTTCGACTGGTCGAGCATGCCCAGTGCGCCCACGCAGGCCGCGCAGGGTGGCGACATCAGGGGCGCGCAGCAGAACGCGTACAGTCAGATGAGCCAGATGCTGCAGCCCCAGCGCCAGCAGCAGCAATCCGAACTCGACACGAAGCTCGCGAACATGGGCCTGCCCACGGGGAGCGAGGCGGCAAACCGCGCGGGCCAGCAACTGCAGAGCCAGTGGACGCAGGAGGACAAGAACCTGCTCGGGCAAGCGATGCAGCAGGGCCAGTCCGAGCAGGCGCAGCAGTACGGTCAGTCGGCGGCGTCGATCAACCAGCAGCAGCAGCTTCGCAACGCGGGGATCGCCGAGGAAGCGCAGCGGCGCGGCATGCCGCTCAACGAATTGAACGCGCTGCTCACCGGGCAGCAGGTGTCGATGCCGCAGATGCCATCTTTCGCTCCCGCGACGCAGGGGCAGACTCCCGACCTCCTCGGCGCGGCGCAATCGCAGGGCCAGTACGGGCTCGGGGCGACGCAACTCAACCAGAACACGTCGAACCAATACGGCCAGCTTGCCGGGTCCGCTGCGAGCTTGGGCTTGACCGCGATGATGATGTACTGACCCATGACGCCCTCGACCGTCACCCTCGACCTCATCAACTCGGTGCCGCTGCCGAAGATGGAGACGCGCGCCCAGTTCGTGACGTTCCTGAAGTTCTGCCACGGGCTGATGCGTGCATCGGCCCCGCTCTTGGAACTCGCGATCGAGCGGTCGAGCGGCGCGCTGCGCGACTACTATGCGTCGCACCTCGCCGAGGAGAAGGATCACGCGACGTGGCTCGCCGAAGACATGGACCTGCTCGGGGAAGCCCCGGTCAAGCTCGACCACGCGGTCGCGGCGACAGCCGGGGCGCAGTACTACTACCTGCGACATGTCGGGCCGCAGGCGCTCCTCGGGTACATCGCGGCGATGGAGTTCCGTCCGATGCCGCTCGCGGACGTCGAGACGTTGGAGAAGGTCTACGGTGCGCCCGCGATCCGCACCGTGCGCTATCACGCCGAGCACGACACCGAGCACGCGAAGGAACTCGCTCGCGTGATCGACGAGCACGCGGAATTCGCGGACATCATCTGCTACAACGCGTTCGTGACCGCGAAGATGCTCGGCTTCTACCTCAATGAACGGATGCGGTGAAAGGAAACTGAGATGCCGACCAATACCCCGTATTACACCGATGACCAGTGGGCGCAGATGATGAAGCTGCAAGACCTCACCGGGCAAGAGCAGCAGATCGCCCGGCAGCAGGCAATGGCGAAGGACTTGCGAGAGGGCGGCGGCAACCGCATCGACAAGGCCTCGCAGATCGCGCAGGGGCTGCGCGGCATCAGCGGCGCGATGTTGGATTACAAGACCATGAAGGACGCGCAGGGACTCTCCGCTGGCCGGAAGGACTGGCTCAACGCGATGGGCCAGCGGCGGCAGCAGAACAGCCTGCCGATCGCCCCGCCCAGCGTCAACAACTACGACCCTTCGCAGTTCAACGATCAGACCGGGCAATACGGCGGTGTCTGAACCCTACTCTCCGCTCTTCGACGAGTCGCCGTTCGACGCGCCGTTCGACCCGGCGAACCCGACGCTGCAGCCGCCGCCGCGTGTGCTGAAGCAGGCGCTCGCGCCGAAGCCTGCGCCACAAGTTGATGCCGGTGATGAATATCGGCGCAAGGCGCTTGACCTGCTCGCGCAGGCACAGTCGACGCAGCCGAACGATGCTGACGTCGGGGCGATGCGCGAGTACGCGAGGAAGCGCGAGGAAGGGGCGCAGCGCGATTTTGATCGCGGCATGGTGATGCAGGTGATGGGCGGCTCGGCGTTCCAGCCGGTCGGCGCGCAGGTGCTCAAGCAGGCGCTCGCCGCGCAAGAGCCCGAGAAGCTCGGCGGGGGCATCGTCTCTGGAGGGCAGTTCTTCAACGACCCCGAGGTGGTGGCGCAGCGGCGCGCGACACGGCTTGAACAGCAGGCGAAGATTTACGAGTCGATGGCGGCGAACGCCGCGACCACCGCCCAGCGCGAAGCAGCGGCGCAACAGGCAGCGGAGACGCGACGCATGATCGCCGGGATCACGGCGGGCTCGCGCCAGAACACGCAAGACCAGCAACGAGCGGCGCGCTCTTTCACGCAGGAGAACGCGCTCCGCGACGACTTCGAGAAGCAGGTGAAGGATCAGCGCATCAGCCTCGGGACGTACCCGCAGATCGAGGCCGCTCTCACTGGAACGCCCACCGCCGCGAGCGACATGCGCGCGATCTTCCGGTACATGAAGATGCTCGACCCGACCTCGGTGGTGCGCGAGGGCGAATACGCGACGGCGCGCAATGCCACGGGCGTGCCCGCGCAGATCGCGAACCTCTACAACAAAGTGTTGACGGGCGTGGTGCTCACCCCAGCGCAGCGAGTCGACTTCCTCAAGCAGGCGAAGAGCGAGCGCGACACGGCGCTGAACTACTTCAACGAGCGCGCCAACGAGTTCAAGGCGCGCGCTCGCACGTATGGGCTCGATCCTGAGAATGTCGTCCTCGGCTACGGCGCGAGCGGCGGCGATCAAGCGCAAGCGCAGCAGTCCGGGCGCGGCTCTCGCCAGTCGCCGATCCAGATCGCACCGGGCGGCACGACCAAGGTGGACTTCTGATGCCGACGATCGAGACACGCGACGGCATCTTCCTCGACATCCCTGAGGGCATGGCCCCGGATGCACCCGAGGTGAAGGCTGCTGTGCAGCAGGAGCGGCTCGGGCGTCGCCATCGTTCGCCGGAATACAAGGCGAAGGCCTTGGCGGATCAGGAGCAGGACCGCGCAACCTACGACCCGACTGTCGGCATGGGCGCTGGCGCGAAGACACTCGCGAACATCGGCGCGGGGATGTCGAATGCGTGGGAGGGCCTCAAGCAGATCACCCCGGGCGTGAAGGGCATGAGCGATGAGCAACTCCGCGAGAAGCGCGCGATCGACCAGCGCCTCGCCGAGAAGACCGACCTCGGGATCGCCCCCGACTGGGCACCGACCGCTGGCAGCGCGCTGCAGTTCGCGGGCGAGATGGCCCCGTCGCTCGTCATCCCGGCTGGCGGGGCAGGAATGGCAGCGCGAGTCGGGGGGCGTTTCCTGCCGAAGGCAGTCGCGGCGCTGGGTGGTGCTGCTGGCGGCGCGGCATCCGGCGCGCTCGCGCCTGTGACCTCGGACGAGAGCCGCGCGATGAACATGGTCACGGGCGGCGTCGCCGGGGGCGCTCTTCCGCTCGCGGTCGGAGCCACCAAAGGACTCTGGCGCATGCGCCCGGGCGCAGGTGGCCGCGCCGCTCGGGCGGGTGAGATGCTCGCCGACGAGCTTGGCCCGCAAGCTGGTGCGACAGAGGCATCGCTGCGCGCTCATCAACCGGGGCCGACGACGGCCAATATCCCGACGACTGCTGGCGAGGTCACCGGCTCGCCCGTGCTCGGGCGCATGGAGCGCACCTCAGCGAGCGGCGCTCCCGAAGACTGGGCGCAATTCCGGCGCGCTCAGAACGAGGGCACGTACGACGCGCTGCGCGAAGCGACCGGCGACGCGACCTCCTTGGAGCACCGCGCCGACTATCGCGACCTTGCCACCGGGGCACAACGTGAGCGGGCGATCGAGAGCGCCACGGCGCACTTCCAGCGCACCGAGGCTCCGATGGAGAGGGTGGCGAAGCAGATCGCTGGTGAGAACGCGCTGGCGAGCCCGTCGCGCAAGCTCGCCAACATGGCGCTCGCCGAGGTTGGCGAGGGCACGACGCCGCAGAAGCTCTACAGCTTCAGGAAGCTCCTCGCATCCAAGCTCGAAGGGCCGATGCTGCCCGGTGACGAGACTGCGGCCATCATCAAGGGCGCGCAAGTCGACGCGCGGAAACTCATTGCGGCGATCGACGCGGGCATGGAACGCGGGGCCCCGGGAGACTGGGGCAATTACCTCTCGACGTACTCGCAACTCTCGCGCCCAGTGGATAGCTCGGTGGCCCAGCGGTCAATCCGCGAGGCGATCGACAGCGAGGGCGCGAAGCTCTACGGCAGCGCCCCCGAGGTGACGCGGCACAAGCTCGGGCGCGCGATGGAGCAGTACGGGCGGAATGAATTCGGCGACGTTCTTGAGCCGCGCGCTCGCGCGTCGCTCGATGAGCTTCTCGGTCATCTCAAGCAACGCGAGGAGCTTCAGTCGACGCTGAAGAGCGTGGGCACTTCCGGCGGCGGGTCGAATACCACGATGGACGTCTTGGGGCACGCCGCTGCCGCGACACGCGGTGGGCTCAAGATCGCGGGGCGCGAGATTCCCGTGCTGAAGCAGATCGCCGCGCACTTGGATAGCGGGGCTCGCGAGGAGCTTGTCGGCTTGCTCCAGAATCCGCGCGCTGCTGCTGACGCGATCGCCGCCGCGAGCGCGCGAAGAGCGCCACTCACGCCCGCGCAGTTGGCGTTCCGCACTGCGATGAACATGACCATCGGCGGCGCGCTGCCGCGCACGATGCAAGCGAATCAGCCTCAGGGGTACTAGGCCATGCCACGCGACATCAATGGCAACTTCACGCTCGACCCGAGCAACCCGGTCATCCCCGGAAGTGTCATCGAGACGGGCTGGGCGAACCCGACCCTCACCGACATCGCGGCGGCGCTGACCGACTCGCTCTCGCGCAGCGGTGCCGGTGGCATGCTCGCCCCCTTCAGGTTCTCCGATGGCACGCTCGCCGCGCCCGGGATCGCGTTCACCAACGAGCCGTCGAGCGGCCTCTACCGCGCTGCGCTCAACGACATCCGGTTCGCGATCGGGTCGAGCGACGTCATGCGGTTCATCCCGGGCGGGGTCGTGATCCCAGCCGCGAAGTCGCTCACGGCGAGTTCGATCACGGCAACCACCGCGCTCGCCTCGCCCACGGTTTCCGTCGGCATTGTCGGCAGCGGTGGGCTGAACGTCAATCGACGCGACAACGGGGCTCTTGCGTGGACCCTGTATTCTGGCGCTGGTAACTTGAGCTTTTACGACGGGGCCGCTGACCGGGTGACTTTCGGCGGCGGCGGCGGCTTGACCCTGCAAGGCACCGCGTCCATCAGCGGCAACGCGCTCATTCATGGAGCGACCGGCAACCGGGGCGCGGGGGTGGAGATTCTCTACAACAGCGTCTACAACGCCGAGTCTTCCGCGCTCTACATCATGAGCGGTTTGGGCACGGCTGGTGAGCAGGCGATGTACTTCGCGGCAGACAGAGCGAACGGAGTCTCGGTCATTAGTTCGCTGGTGCCGGGGACTGGCCCCGCGCCGCTGTGGATCAACCCGCTCGGCGGCACGCTATACGTCGGCAACCCGGGGAAGCTGGGCGGGCAGTTCTCGACGAATATTTCAACGCGCGGCGGCTCGGGGAACTCCGTTGAATTCGGGCACACCAACGCAGCCGGGTACGGTAGCGCAATCGGATTCGAGTTCACCTCTGGCAAGCCGGGGCTGTTCCTGTGCTGTGAGGTTGATGGCGGAGCCACCTATCGCACGCGCGGGCTTGTGGGCAACGTCATCCAGTCCGACCTTCAAGGGCAAGTCATCATCGCGAAAATCCCGCTCGCGAACGCGGCTGCTCAGGCTGCTGTCACGCTGGCGACGTTCAACAATTCAGGGAACCTCTCAATCGTAGGGGGAATGGCCGGTGGCACGCCCTTCAGCTTCTACACGGGCGTCTTCGGCGTTTCCGCTGTCGAGCAGTTACGCTTGTTGGGCGGTCCTGCCCCGAACGTGCTGACAATCTCGGCGAGCGCGACCAACCCGACCATCGGCACCACGGGCGGCAGTATCGCGTTCTCCACGACGATTGCCGCAACCTTCGAGTCCGCCGAGCAGGGCATCCCGGTGGGCAACACGGTCCTAAGCGTGGCGCACGGGCTGGGGCGAACGCCCAAGCTCATGCTTACGGTTCTGCGGTGCAAGATCGCAGAGTTAGGGTATGCGATTGGCGATGAGGTAGCCATTCCCAGCGCAGGTGTGAACCCGATGGTTTCGACGTGGGCAAGCAGCACGACTTGCAAATACGTTTGCTCTTCCAGCACCCCGCAGATCACTGATGCCGCAGGCGCGACGGGCGTTCAACCGATCACTACTGCTCGATGGAGAGTAGTCTTCTACGCATGGTGATGACATGACCAACGAAGAACGAATGAACGCCGCGATTCAGGAAGTGGCCCTGCAGCGCAACCAGATGGGCGAGCGCGCCGCGAACCTCGCGATCGCGCTGGCCGAGGCGCAGGAGAAGGTGAAGGAACTCGAAGACAAGCTCGTCGCGCTCGCCAAGGGCGAAGCCCCGACCGAGAGCAACGTGGTCGACTTGCCGCGCTCGCCGAGCTAGGTCACGCGCCAGATGCGGCGGCGGTCCTTGCGGTCCTTGTCGAAGCGGATCGTGAACGTGGTGCTCTTCGCCCCCGTCCTGTAGCGCGCGATCGCGTTCCGCACCGGCCCCTCCTCCTTGATCGGGAAGCCGAACGACTGCCCGATCTTCATGCGCTTGAGCGGGTAGCGGTTGGGCTGGTTGCGCGGTGGCGGGATCGGGATGCCATCGGTGAGCTTGTAGCGGCGCGCGTCGTTCTCGGGGACGGCGTTCTTCTTCTTGCTTGGCATCGGGTCACCCCTTCAGCAGGTGCATCAGTCGCGTCGAGAGGCGCTTGCGCTCCTCGGTCAAGACCTTCACGTCGTTGATCATCCTGTTGACCTTGGTGAGCCGCTTCGCGATCGACTCGATGTTGTCCATGTCGACCGGCTTCGGCGGGCGCTTGCCGCCCTTGCCCGGGCGCGGTGGCAGGCTCGACGCGCTCACCGAGCCCGAGTCGATGTTCACGCCCGGGAACTTGAAGCCGCGCTTCCTCCATGTGTCGTAGGCGTTCCTGCTGACCCCGACCTTCCTCGCGGCGTTCTCGATCGTCTCGCCCGCATCGACCAGCGCCTTGATCCGCAGCACGCCCTCAATCACCTGCTGCCGGGTGGAACGCTTCTTCGCCATGTTCAACGGTCCTCAAGTTGGTGACTGCTGCGCCAGAATCTAATTTGATCGCCGTGTCGGTGGTACTGGCCGCGCAGTGCGCCGACGCGGATGTCGAACACTTCGATCACGGTGTCGCCCCGAGCCCACGCGGCCTCGGAGAGCGCGCGCATGTGCGCGTGTCGCAGGTTCTTGAAAAACGCCCATGGCAGTTGCTTCTTCTCACGCGAGTCCCACAATCGGAACGGGCGCTTCGTCTCGTCGTCGTCTTCCTCCTGAGTGGGGAAGTCCCTGAGCTTGGTGACCTTGACGGCTTGTGCAGTTGCCACACGTCCTCCTGTAGGTTACCCTCCCGCGCCCGTAGGATAGGGGCGAGTAGCTACCAGTTGCAATAGGTGCCACCTTCTGGTGCCCGGGCCCCGTTAGTAGCCCGCGTTAGTGGAACAGGTACAGCCTTGAGCCGTAAGGGTTTTTAGGCTTCAGCCTTTGCACGGCACGTACCATGTAGCATTTGCTTGCGACCTATGATATTATGAGCTTTCTCGTGACGGGTCATTAGGTTGCGGGTGGTTGAGGACT